TGCCGATGTCTTCGGCCGCCTTGCGGTTCTTGGAGAACTGACGCTCGATCCTGTCGGCCGTCTTTTCGCTCAAGCGTGCGGCCTTGTCGAAGCCCTGCTCCAACTTCGCGAGCCGTGCCTCAAGATCAACGCTGAGTGTTGCAAGTGCCATGTGTTACCCCTGCTGCTCCGGTGGCCGGTGCAGCTTGATCGTCTTGAGTCGGTGAAGAAGGTCTTCGACATCGGTGATGCCGAGCAGAGCCACTACGGTTTCGAGCCCGGACCAGTCGATGCCGCCATGACCGTTCGCAAGGAAGCTCCACACCTCGAACGCGATGACATCGCCTTCTGTGGCCTGCGGCGTTTCTTCGCCCTCGTACTTGACGTGCTGCGCGTCAAGCAGGGCCGTCAGTTTTTTGCGGCTTCGGCCTTTGCTTTGAGGTGATCGCTCACCAGTCGCATCAACTCGTCGGCGGCCTTCGAGAATTCCTCAGCCCTGTCGACGATCCACGTGCCGAAGACTTCAGCATCGAACGGTACCGCCGAGCTGGAGCCAACCGCCGCGCCCAGAAGGTCGGCCTCCGTGAAGGCCTCCCATCCGACCACGAAGGCCTTCAGCTTGTCGATGCTGAGGCCGCCACGCAGGACGGCCATCTCCACTTCGCCAGGGCGCCGGATGGTGATCCATCGCCCTGGCATGACTTCGAATCGGCTCTCGCGCTGGGCGAGCAGCTTGGCGATGAGCGGATTGCTCATTAGGCCGCGCCCTTGGTGACCCAGCCTTCGACGGTCACACCGAACGAGCCGCTCGCCAGCGCGCCAGACTGCAGCGACTCACCCGGCACAGAGGGCACGCCACGGAAGACGCGAACCGATCCGTCGTGCAAGGTGATGCGGAACACCAGCTTGGTGAGCGCCTTGGCGGCCGACTCAATGAAGTCCATCACAGAGCCGTTGACGGTCTGGTTCTTGAGGCTGATGGTGACGTTTTGCGGAGCCAGCAGGCCGTTGCTGTTGCGTGTCTTGCTGTCGAGGAGCTTGGTGTCGTCGAGAAGGTTTGCCTCGCCGCCGCCAATGTCATAGCCAACGGCCTCGCTCAGGGTGCCCCAGGTTGCCACGGGAGTGAATGTGCCAGCGGTGAATGTGCCGTAGCCGGTGGTGTCCAGACCCTGCAGGTCGAAGGCGTTGGTGGACTGGTTGTATACGCGAGTCGCCTGGCCGTCCAGTTCGACCATGCCGGCGCTTGCCGTCCAGTAGCCGACTGCGCCGTTTGACATCGCGTGCGACGTGCTGGTAGCCACGCCAGGCAATGCCTTGGTGACGGCGGTGACCGTCTTGTCAGAGGCGTAGGTGAGGCCGATTTCCAGCCGCACATTGCGGCCAACTGCGGTGGTCATGATGGGGGATACCTTTCAGATTTCCGGGGCTACCGGGTGGTTGCAGAAAACAAAAAGGCCCGCACAGTGGCGGGCCTGGTGATGAATGCGGGGGGATCAGAGGTTGAGCAGGAACGCCTTGTAGAGCGATACGCCAGTGATGATTCGATGGAACAGGTAGCTGTCATGCGAGTCGTGCGGGTCGAAGATGCGGTCGCCATCCCAATAGACCATGTGCATGCCCCCGGCGATGTTTAGGCTGTCGATGGACAGCAACGCCTTGCGCTTCCACAGGAACTTCTTGGCAACGGGCTCGTAGTTGCTGTAGGTCTCATGGTAGTGCACACCGCGCTGGAAGCCGGCGCGCTGCATCCACGGATCGATGTCACCCACTCCGCGATCCTTGATCACCTGGTCCAGGTCGGCCTGGGTCCACAGGTCTTCCCACTTCTCTTTGCCAGCGGCCATTGCGATGGCGGCCAAGACACAGTCGCTTCCGCTTTTCTGCTGTATCAGGGTGGTAGTCACTACACGTCCCACCATTCAACGGTGAGCACATCACCGTCTAGCTTCAGATCGCCGTCATAGGCGCTGCTGCGGGCCAGCACGGTCGCGGTTGTTGATGTCTGGCTTGCGTTGTACGAAGCGAGCGCAGCTGCCACCTGATCTGCAACAGCAGCTGCATCGACGGCGGTTTCTGCCCAGCACTCAACCGTGAAAGTCGCCTGCGTGCCAAGCGTGGTGCCGTCGAGAGAGGGCGTCAGGTCGTGCAGAGCGCTGAACACCACGATAGGCAAAACGGCGGTCTGGTCGACTGCATTCTTGGCGATCCGCGTCGTGGTTCCCACCAGCGCCGTGAGTGGCGCATAGGCCACCAGAGCGGCGCGGAAGTCGGTTTCGATGCTCACGCTGCTGGGGCCGGCTTAAGGTGCAGCATTTCGACAGCAGTTTGCAGTCCGTCAGCGGTGCTAACAATCCGCTCCACGTTGATGGTCGGGAACGTGCCGGCCTCGATCACAAGCGTTACCTTGCGCACATTCTTGATGTCAGCGATTCCGAGCGATCGCACCAAGTCGATGTTGAGTTGCACGAAGTTCATAGTTGCACGTCCTTGCCGCCGTTGAGTTTGGAGATCTGCGGTCCGATCTTGGCCTTGAAGACTTCGAGCGCCTGATTCAGCTTGCCGGCCGCGTCTTGCAAGAATCGATAGGCGCCCATCTTCTTGGTGCCGAATTCGAGAAAGCGCCAGTAGAACGGATCGGCGGAATTCTTCGCGCCGCGATGGCCTTTCTTGGCCGGTCGCACGTTCACAAACACCCCGACGTTGCCAGCGCGGCGCGCGATCTTGCTGGTGCGAACGACGATGTTTTTTCGCACCGTGCCAGGCTTGCGAAACGGTGCCTTCGCCGTGCTGCGCAGGATCGGCGCCTTGCTGCGCGCAGCGTCGCGGATAACACGGGCTCCGGCGGCCAAGGCGTTGCGCAGGGCCTGGCGACGAAGCTTCGGCGCGACGCCAGCCAGCGCGGCGCGCAGGTCGGGCAGGCCGCTGACTTTTGCTTCAACGACCATCGCCGACTCCCTTGCTGCACATCAGCTCCATGTCCACCCGAGCGCCGTTGATGTCGATCGGCGGCGAAGTGATCTCGTAGGGCTCGCCGTTCCACAGCACACGCAGAAGCTCTGTCACGTCGGCGCGGTAGCGAATATTGAACACCACATCAGCCCGCGCCTGCATCTGGCCGGCGGCGAAGTACTCCGAGCCGCGCACCGGCTTGGCCATCGCCCAGACGGTTGGCTGCGTGGCTAGGTCTGCCCAGTTCACAGCCTCTTGGCCTAGCGCGTCGCTTCCCGATGCGCGCTGCTGGAACGTGATGCGCTGGTTGCGCTTGCCTGCTGGTAGTGCCATGGCTCAGGGCGTCCAGATCCGCACGCCGTCGAGCAGGCGCTCAAACCCTGGCAAATCTGTGACTTGCCCGACAGCCACAGCCTCGCGGTTCGCGTGGTACTTGCCGATGATCAGTTTCATGTACAGCTTGATCACCTCGGGCACGTCGTCAGCGTCGCCATAGCCGCACGTGAAGCGCACGCGCACTGCGTTGGCTGTGTCGAGCGTGTCGGGCCATTCGTCGGTGTCAGCCGCCGGGAGTAGCCAACACCTTGCTGTGTCCTCGTCATCGAGGCTGTAGGTGCTGGTGCCCATGGTCTGCTCTGCGCTGTCCGTGTCGATGTACGTCACCGACGTGATTGCGAGCACGTTCGCTTTGCCGAGGTCGATCTCAACCGCAGGGAATGCGTCTAGCACTTGCTCCCATGTCTGGGTGATGAACGGACGGCCGACCAGGTGCTCGGCCTGCTGACGCGCGGCGATGATGAGCCCCGTGATCAGCGTGTCGTCGTCGGTGTGCTCCACCTTGCAGTGCGCTTTGGCCTCGGTCAGCGTGACCGGCTCTGTTGCCGGCGGGGTGATCAGTTTCAGCGTCATGAGCGATTCCGGGTTTGCGGTCCGCGCGAGCGGCTGCGATCCTGCAGCCTGCGGCCTGTAGGCGCGACAGAGATGATCGACACGTCAGACGACGCGGCCACGGTGGCCAAACCATCAGCCGAGGTGACTGCCGTCTCTGCCGTGGCCGACCCAACGGCCACCACTGTCGCCACGCCAGATGAGAGGCCAGCTGCATCGGCTGACGACGATCCAACGGCCGAAACCGTCGAGGAACCAGCCGCAGACGCGGAAGACGACACAACGGCTGCAGCAATGGCCAGGACAGTGGCAACGCCAGCGGCAGCAACAGGATCCGCCGACGCGGAACCATCCGTGTATGCACTGACTGTGGCTGCCCCGGCAGCAGGAGTGACACTCGCCTCCGCAGAAGCGGACCCAACCGCCGAAACAGTTGAAGCCCCATCTGCCGTGCCAGCCGACGCGGCAGACGACGCGGCGCCCGCTGAAACTGTCGCTGCCCCAGCGGCCGATGAAGCGGTGGCAGCGACTGCCGATGAACCAACCACGCTGACCGTTGCGGCGCCGGCCGCCGCGACTGGATCGGCGGTACCAGCCCCATTCGTCGACGCGCTGACCGTTGCAACCCCGGCCGCTGGCGTCGCTGCCGCTGCCGCTGTGGATGATCCACCCGCTGAAACTGTCGCAACGCCCGCTGCGCTGCCGGCAGAGGTCGCAGACGACCCGCCTCCAGATGAAACGGTGGCCGCGCCTGCCGCTGAAGATGCAGCAGACGCAGCGGATGCCGCACCAACCGCGCTGACCGTTGCGGCGCCAGAGGCTGGTGTGACGGTAGACGAATCGCTAGCGACAAGCCCGGCATACAGGCGCGCCAGGAATTGCCTGTCGGCCAGTGAGATAGCGCCATCAGGCAGCGGGAGCTGGCTGCGCCACGGCGAGCCAACGCTGATCGCTGACCCTCGCTTTAGTGCCGTGTCGACTGCCATGCTGCGCCTTTAGCCTTGGGTTGTCTGGACGATCAGTCTTCCGTCACAACAGTGCCAGCGCTGAGAATCGGCGTGACGCCATTCCCGGTCACGATGGTCGGGCTGATCGCGCCCTTGTAGAGCAACTTGCCGGCGGCGGTAGACGAGCAACCAATGCCAAAGTGCGTCGCAGTCCCAGACCCACCAGTGCCAGCCGGGAATGTGACAGCAGCCGCGAACGCCACAGTGTTCGTTGACACAGTGAATCCGCCGCTCGTGCGCGCGACAGCCACGCGGGCATAGCTGGTGTACGTGCACTCGCTCGTCGTCTGGTCGCCAGTCTCGCCAGGATCAGCGGTGTGCAGGCTGATGTAGTAGCTGCCTGCGGTGGTGCTGCCGCGCAGGCCGGTTGCGTCACCGTGCAGTGACGCGTTCGTGTTGTTGAACTGGAGGAGTAGCCAGTCATTTTCGTGAGTGTTCGTCTTTGACATTTCGATTCCTTTCGGGGGGGCGCTGGTGGTGTGAGGATCAAGGGCCAGTCGCAACTTCTGTGCGGCTGAAGGTGGTGCCATCGTCGGCGACTGTGGCCTTCTGATCCACGGTCGTCGCGTCGTCGGCGTACAGGCTGTACGTGGTCGCCGTCTGTGTGTGGCGATTTCTGAAGGCCTTGTAGAGATAGCCGATCTTGGAGACGAGCGACACGGTGGCGCCT